TTAATTATGTTTATTTCTTTGACAATTTATAAAACTTATACAAAGTAAAAATGATTGCCAAGCTAATTGAAATCATTGTTAATACTTGATTGCATTGTTCAACCATTGTTAAAGCAGAAGCCCCGCCGTTTGCCAATATTACTTGAGTTGTATCTTTCATTTTCACTTTTAATTTTGTGTTAAAGTAACTGTTCCACCATAAACTCTTTGCGATGTTGCTGTAACCTTAACTAATATTACTAAATAATTTGTTGTTGAAGCCGCTGTTGATGTTATACTTATTGCGCTTCCATTTGCTGTCCCTGTTCCTATTGCTGAGCCTATTCCATTTGTTGCAATGTTTGCTTCATAAATTTCCACTGTTCTGGCAGCTGATGAAGAGTAAATTGTTACATGAGTTGCAGTTGTTCCATAAGGAATGTTTACTGTTGCAATCATTTCTTGAGATGCATCTCCAACTGTTAAACCAGTATTAGTTCCATCTTTAAATTCTAAAGCCTCATTTCCTCCATCATCATTTATTACAAAATCTCTTGGAAGAATTTTAACATATAAAGGGTCAACACCTGTAATACTATACGAGCCTTCTGCATAACTAATAGGGCCGAACGTGCTTCCAGTAACTGGCATCCCTCCAACTGTTCCTTCTGATTTTCTTTGATATTGAACAAATAAATTTTCTTGACTAATTTTAATTTTATCTCCAATTAATAAAGGAATTGATGGTGTAATTGAGTCAACAGTTATTGAAGTTGCTGCAGCGGCTGTATCAGCTCCAACAGTAAATTCAACGCCCGAAATAATAAACTTATCTCCATCTTTTAAAGCTATTGCAGTAGATGTAACTGCAATAGATGTTATTGCTGTTGAATCATCATAATCAGCTGTTAAAAGTCCAACTGTAAAAGCGTTTGAAATTTCCTCATTGTTTATTTGCGTTATATGATTTACTCTTGTTATCATCTATATTGTGCTTAATGTATTATATCCGCTCCCTGTGCTTATAACAGATTTAATTCCTTTTGTTACAGTTGTTGGAACTTCATATTTAACCTCAACCATATTTAAATTCCATTCATCCATTGACAAATTAAAAGTTCCTCTCATTAATATATATTCTTTACCATCTGAATCTTCTAATTTAGCGATTGGATTCATATATTTTAGTTTTGTAGAGCCGCTGTAATATTTATCAGTTTCACTTAACGCCGATGTTCCGCTTAATGTTAAAATTGATTCACTTTGATTATATAAAATATTTCTACTTAATAAATCAATTATTTTTTGGTCATAAGTTAAAGTTGAATAATCAAAAGTTGATGTTCCTGAGTTCCAAGTGTAAATTCCCTGAGCCCATTTTCCATCTGCATCAACAAAAACCCAAGCTGAGCCATTATAAACTTGTATTGTTGTAAATGTGTTTGCTCCAGTTCCATCTCCATATTTTAATTCTCCAATATCATAAACAAAAGTATCTGAAGAATCTTGAGTTGTAACTGTTTGCGTTGAAGCTGTTCCAAAAGTTGAGCTTCCTGAAGCAATTGGAACAAACTGGCTTAAATATTGTGGATTCATATTTAAATCAACTGTATCTGTATAATTAAAAGCGTATGTTGTCGGAACTTTTTTAACTGCAATTGCGCTTCCATCTTGATTTAAACCGCCACTTAATGGAGAGCATTGAATAATTCTTCCGTGAGAATAATCAGCAACCTCTCCTTGAGCTTCTACCTGATTTGTGTCGGCAGGGTCAAACCCTGTAAATGTATAAAATTTAAAATCCCAATCTCCAGCAAAAGCCGAATCTGTTGGCACTAAATTATTTGTTGTGTTTGTTGTTGTTGTTGTTGTTGAGTTCCAAATTTCAATTGTTACTGGAGCTGTAGACCCTGTATTTGCTGGAATCCAAATATAATCTCTAATATATTGTTGATTATTATTTAAAGGAAATTCCCCAACCGCACTCATCCATCTTAATTCTGCATAAGTTGGAGCTTGATATTTACGAATAGTCATATTATCAGAATCTCCCCAAGCTGAAGATGATGGCTTTGCTAAAATAGTCCATAAAGTTTCCATTTTAATATCTGATGTTGATGTATTATAAAAATCTCCATATATTTTACATACAAAACCCTGTAAATCTTTTGCGTCTGTTATTTGCATAACATTTTCAATTCCATTTGTATTTGATGTTTGTTTATACTCAACATAGCCTCCACTCGTTGGCCAAGCTGTTGGGCTTATACTTCCTGTATTTTCTGATACAAACAAAGGAAAACCATTAAAAATATTTGTTCCAGCATTTTCTAAATATGTTCCAGTAGTCTTTTTTATTGCAGGCAAAGCTTGGTAAGTTGCTCCACTTAATTTCTGAAGTCCAGCTCCAACATTTGTTCCATTTTCAAAAACCATTTTATAAAGAGAATATTGTGGCCTACCAACATAATCTCTGTTTGTTCTAAAAGTTCCAGTATAAAAATATTCTCTTGATGGAATGTTAACTGGTGGATTGTAAGGAGCAGACTCTTGTTCATCTGTATTATATTCGTTTACTTGAATAAAATGGAATTGATTGTTCCAATAAATTAAACGCATTCCAAAATTCAAACAAATATCTTTTAAAACATCATAACAATTTGGAACATTCATATATCCATTTTCATCCTCAGAATAAAAAGGCCTCATTGATAATTTCATTTGAGCTAAAGGGTCTGTTCCTTCAGCTGGGGTCATGTGTTCATTCCACCAATTAAAAGAAGTTTGAATAGTGTAATTTTCAAGCTCGCCTCCAGTATCATCAGAAGCTAATAATTGGCCTGTATTATCTAATAAAATTTTTAACCATGAGCTTGAAGTTCCAATGATTTGTTGCCAACCAGCATTATCCCATGTATCAGCTCTAACATAGGGAAAGGTTGGAACAGCTGTTGTTGAGCTGTTTGTTTCTCTTAAAAAAGGAACTTCTTTTAATGTTGCTAAGCCATCAATTGCTGTTAGTTTTGCTTCATAAGGGTATGAAACATCTTCTCTTGATTCTAAATCCATTATTAAATATCCGCTCCAAATATATTGGCCTGTTGTTCCAACTCTAATTGTTATCCAAACATCCTTTTCTTGATAACTTGTTCTTATTCCATTGATGAAATTTTGCATTGTTAAATTTTCAACCATTACAGGAAAAGTTAAACTTGACGTAATTATTGGAGAATTTTTATCATCAACTTTCTCACTTTCATAACTTATTTCAGCACCGCTAGGCCCTAAAGTCCAAGTGTTAGCAGCTCCTGTTCCAGGCCACCAAACCGTGGCTGTGTAAATTGTTCCATTTGAACTTTTAATTGTTGATGTTGCGTATTCGTTTAAATTATAAGAAGCTCTTGCCATTATACTGTTCTATTTCTGTTAAATTTTGTTCTTGCATTTGAAAGAAAAATATCATTTCCAGCTAACCTTCCTTCAACAACTACGTTTTGAGTTCCACCTCCAATCATGGATTTTAATTTGTCTAATGGAGCAACAACTTCAGGATTTGAAGCACTTGTTCCAAGCCCCTCTCCAACAAGAGCTGTTGTTGGGCCTGTAATTAAACCACCATCCTTCAACTGAACATTCATAATTTCTCCTAAATTAGCTTTTAATGAAGTTAAACTAAATGCAGCAGCCCCGCCACCCATTAAAGCTTTTATTAAAGTCATTACTGCTAATTGAATTAATAATTGTCTAATTGCCTTTTTTATGTTTTTTACAAAAACTTGAAAGAAATTTTCTTGAGAATCTAAAGCAGAATTTAATGAGTTTGTAAGTATGTCTCCAAACAATTCAACCCCTCCATTTAATAATTTTTGAGCATCTGTTAATTCTTGTTGCCAAAAAAACACATTTTTGAATTGGTCTTCAACTAAACTAAATTGTTGGTCTTGATTTTGAAGTTTATGATTTAATATTTTTTCATCAATATCAATTGTTGATTTTCCATAAGATTCATAGATTGCTTTTAAATCTTCTAAGTTTTTTAAGGTGTTTTCTTTCTCTTTCTGATTAAATTCTTGTTGTGTAATTTCTTTATTTATTAAACTTCCTTTTATAACATTGAGAGCTTTTTTATTATTTTTTTCTAAATTTTCCAAATCAACCTCAAAAGGATTTTTCTTACTTCCATTTCCATCATCTCCTAAATCTCCAATTGGAGTTATTGATGTTGGAGCTAAATTTGGTGTTATAGTTTTAGCTATAAGACTCTCATCATCTCCAACAAGGTCATTTAATAAATTTTCTAAGAAATTCTGATTGTTTTGTAATTCTGATTGAGCTCCATTTATTATTTGTTCAGTTATTTGTTTACCCATTGCTCTGTTCTTATCTCCTTTAACTAAATCAATAAGCCCCCCTATCTCTAATTTTTTTCTTTGAAGTTGACCAGATATAGTCCAGAAGCCTTTTAAAGCTCTCGTTCCATCTTGAGCCAATTTAGTCATTTCTTCAAAGTTTTTAGAAATTAAATTTTGAACACCAGCAATTTTTGCTTGTTTAATCATTGCAGCGGTGTGTTCATTAATTGCATTTGTTACGTTTACCTCAGCAATATTTTTAAGATTTAAACGTTCAACCGAATTTCCTAAAGTTTTATTTAATTCTCCAATTGCTTTTTTTCTTAAATCATCAGATTTTGTAACATCTCTTGCAATTTCTAATTGCTTTAATAAAATTCTCTCTTGATTTTTAGCATTTGCAATAGCGTCTAATTGAATTTCATTTAAAGATTTTTGGGATTGTTCTAATGCTGTAGCTTCCATAGCATACTCAGCAAGAGCAAAACCAGCAGCAACAATAGCCGCAACTAATAACATCCATGGGTTTGAATTAATTGCAACAGTTAAAGCTCTAATGATTGGAATTAAAGCTGATATTCCTGTAGCTATTTTTCCAATCATTATTAAAGTGGGGCCTAAAGCAGCAAGTAATAAGCCCCATTTTACAATATTATCTTTTGTAGATTCACTTAAACCATCAAATTTTTCAGCCATTTTAACAAGCCAATCAACGAATTGTTTTACAAATGGTAATAATCTTTCTCCAATTTGTTCAGACAAATCACTTAATTGATTTTGCAGTTGTTGAATAGGCCCCAAACCAGCTTCTGCAGCAGCGGCAGCCGAGCCTCCATATTGTTTTTCTAATTCTGCTAAAATTATTGTTTGAGCTTCTGCAAGTTGGCCAGTTTCAACCAATGATTTAACAACTGCTTTTTGGTCATCAGAAAATTGAATACCCGCTCTGCTCAATGCACTAAGATTAGCTACAGGGTCGTTTAATGCTTTACCAAGCATAATTGAAGCAGATTTTAAATCCCCATCTAATCTTGTTGCTAAATCAAGAGCAATTTGTTGAGTTTTCTCAAATTGTGTTCCTGTTATATTTGTAAAAGTTAAGAGTTGAGCTGTTGCACCTTGTAAAATTTCTTCATCTCCAAACAGAGTTGTTTTTTGCAAATCAGCAGCCATTTTTTGTAACTCTTTTGAAGTAAATCCAACAGTTCCAGCCGTTGATTTTAAACCAGCTTCAACCTGTGCAATTGCTTTTTGTTGTTTATCAAAAGCTTTAACAGATGCAACCCCTAAAGCGGCAATTGGCAAAGTTAAAGAAGTTGTTAAAGATTTTCCTGTTTTTTGAACACTCTTTCCAAATCTTTTAAGTTTCTTTTGAGCTTTATTCATTGCTCTTTCAAAAGGCTTTAAATCAGCTGCAAATTTGAAATTTAAGAATCCTATTGCTTTACTTGCCATATTCTATCTTTTTTTTATATAATTCTGCCTTATTTTTTAAATCTTCAAAATCTATTTTCTTTTTTCCTTTCTCCCAATCAAATTCAATTAAATCTGTTGGCTTAATACTTTTGTTTTTTGGAAGCTGTATGTTTAACAATAAACAGGTGCTCCATCTTGTTCTTTCCCAATCGCTTCTTTGCCTCATGTTTTCCAACTCTCTAAACCCTTCTATCTTGTTCCAAAATTCTCTTGGAAGCATATCATAAAATTCATCAACATTCATTCCTAATTGTCCGAATGCAATTTGTTCTATTTGTGGCCAAGTTAGCTCTTCTTCGCTCTCTTGGCCTTCGGCTTTTTTTCATTTCCATCGCTCATTGCTCTTCCTAAAATCTCAAAAGCTTTCTCCATGCAATTCATGTTTCCATCAAACATATCAGTTATATCATCTAAACTCAATGTAAATTGTTGCTTTGCCGCTCTATGCCCATCTTCTATTCCACAATATATTAAACAAAAAGCGTCATTAAAAGTTAATTCTCCTGAGCCTAATTTGTTTAAATCATTCATTGTAGCTCCTGTTTTTAAACTGTATTTTCTTAATGCATTGAATCCAAATCTAACTGGCAATTTATGTTCGCCAATTTCTAAAATTTCATATTTCATTTTTTCTAAGTTTTATCTTTTCTGAATTAATAAATAGAAACCCACCCCCCTACTCAGAAAAGAAAACAGGGAGGCAGGCTCTAAAAATTCAACTATTAAGCAATAGTTTGTGTTAACGCTCCACTTCCTTGAAAAGATGCTGAATAGGTGCTAGTATCTTCTAAAGGAGCTGTTAAACTTAATGAAGTTAACCAAGCTGTTCCAGTGTATTTAGTGTCCCCACTTGTTGAGGTTGTTACCCCAAAAGTTAAAGTAAAACTCGCTCTGTTATCTGTCCCAGCGGTTGAATCTTTACCGATATATTTTTGAAATAATTCGCTTAAAGTTTCATTTGAAATTGCACTTCCCGAAGGGTCTAGCCATGCATATAAAGCATCGCAAGAAACATCCCAGTTTCTCATTCCTTCCATGTTCTCTTCCCATCCCGCGCTTTCCTTGGAACTGGTTGAACGAAGGGATTGATTGATGTTTAAGGTGCAGTTAGTTGAATAAGCTATGAGAGTCCCATCGCAAAAAACCCCTAATTCTGACCCGTTTAATTGTCCATTTGCCATTTTTTTTTATTTTATAAATTTATAATTAATTACCTTGCTTCTCATCTGAAGCTTTTTTTGTTTTCTTACTCTTTTTTTCTTCTGGCTCTCCATATCCATTCTCTTCCAGCCATTTATATTTTTCTTCTGTAACATCAATTATCGCTCCAGCTTCAAGCGTTTTAATTGAGTTAACAACGTATCTTCTCTTTAATTCAAATTTCATTTTTTTTATTCGTTTGTTTCAATCCAACCATTATCTGGATTGTTGATTGTTTCAATTATTTCATCATGAGAATATATTTTATCCCCATCTAAAAAAGAAGGAACCTCTCCAATAAATTTAACTATTGTTTGAGTTCCATCTAAATTATATCTTAAAGTTGCTTCAGATGTTTCAAGAACGTGCTTAAAATCAATTGAATCAACATACTCTTTATTTATTATAACATACTTTTTTTCCATATCTTTATTCAGGAACATCAGCTTGAAAATCTGTTGATGTCATGTTTGTCATTGTTCCATTATTATTTCCAGTTTCATCAACTATTGTTGGATATGTTGCAATAGGATTGCCAACAATTCCTCCATCTCCCATTCTCCACCATCCAATTATTCCAGCTTCTGCAGCCACTGTATAAGGCAATCCATCATTATAAAGAGTTGTAATATTTGAAGCTGTTAACTCTGAGTTATAAATACTCACTTCATCTATATTACCTTTCCAATAATTGTTATCAGCTGAATTGTTTCCAATTGCAGAAGTTGCAATGCTTCCAGAAAAAGTTCCTGAAATAGATGTTGTCGCTTTTAATGTTCCATCTAAATATAATTTTATGTTTCCTGAGCTATCCCAAGTGGCAGCAACATGATGCCATAAACCATCATTTTCAACTGCATCTGTTGTAACTGCTGTATTTATTGTTCCTCCAGCTTTATAAGTTGTTCTTACTTCATTACTGCTAGCGTGATAAAAAATATTAAATTTATTATTAGAATCAACTCTTCCTTCAAATATAACGCCACTAGCTGTTATTGTTTCTAATTTAAACCAAGCAGAAATTGAGCCATTTGTTTTCATTGCGTCCATTCCTGTAACACCTAAAGAAACATAATCATCAACCCCATCAAAATGAGTTGAATAAATATTGTTGAATGAATTTAAAACTCTAATATTAAAGTTTAATGATTTTCTATATATACCATCAGAGCCGCTCATATCATCAAAAACATCATCATAGCTATCAAAATCAATAGCTTGGATGTTAACACCATTGTAAAGGCCATTTACTCTATCTAAAGCAGTTCTAATATAATTTCCTAATTTTGAAGCTTCTGAATAAGTTTTAGAATATGCAGATACCATAACTGAAACATCATCCAACAAAGCAACAGAATCTTTTTGGCCTTCTGGTGTATCATTAGAAACATCATAAACAATAAAAGGAAATTGAGATGTTTGTTTCATAACATTTGGCTCAATTCTTGTTGCAACTAATGATTCAACTGCAATGTTATCATTTAAAATTTTATATATTGCTTTTCCTATATCCATTTTAATATCCTAATCTACCATATTTTTTTAATCTTCTTGCATCTGCCTGAAGTGCTTTATCAAATATCTTTTCAGCGTCTGCCATTCCATTTTTTAAAACTGTTCCGCTTGTTTGTTTAAAAGCAGGCTCCATAAATGGAATTGCTTCACTCATGTTTCCTTTATGAGCTATCCTATGTCCAAATTCCACCCAAGCGCCAAAATAACCCCCTTTATTTTTCTTGAATTTTCCTTTAACTCTTGGCCCTATATAAGCTCCATGAACACCTTTTTGCTTTGAAGCTCTTGTTCTATAAAATTGAATTGATTTTTTTAATGTTCCTCTTGCAATTGTTAAGCTTTTGTCAGGAGGATAAGCAACACCAACTCTTCCTGTTTTGCCAGGCTTTAAAATTGGAGCTTTTGATTCGGCCGCTTTCTGCATTGGAACAGTAACCTTTTTCCAAAACCTTCCCCAGATTGAATCTTTATTAACTCTATTTGGCAGATTGTTAAATAAAGCCATAATATCTTTCATGTTTTGTTTGTCAATCTCAGCCTTAACCATTAATTGTTGTCTTTTAATTTTGTTTCTATTTCTAAAAATCTTTCTCTTCCATCTATTTGTTTTATCCCATGAATAACATAAACTTTTGAATCAAATGTTATTTCATTTGTTCCATCAATTGTTATATTTAAGTTTCTAATGTAAAAAACAACATCTGTTGTTTGAACTTGTTCTTGGGATTCTTCTTTTCTTTTGCTTGACTTCCAATCTACATGAGCCCACACTGTATAACGCAAAGCAAATGTTTTAGTTTTTTCTCCATACTTATTCGTTGTATAAGTTGGAGCTTTGATTTCTATTCTTCTATCAAGTTGACCTATACTTAACATACTTGAATTTTAAACTGGTCTAATAAATATTGACTTGACAAAGGAAGCTCTGTTGCTGTTCGGCCTGTAATAACGCTCTGCCTGTTTTCATACCAATTTCCAACAGTTAAAATAATTGCTGTTCTAATTCCTTCAGGAACATCAGTTGAAGCAGTTCCATATCCAACAGTATATTTAACTTGAACTGCATTTATTCTATCAGCAACATTTGGCAATTCTCCATCAACTGCAATCCCAATTCTTGCTGGCTCATAAGTATCATCTAAAATGTAATTTGAAGCAGCTAAAGTTTGCAAGCTGTCATCTTTATCATAATATTTTATATGAGTTATTGAAGATACTGGACTTTTATATAAAGAATAAAACTCTTTCCAATTATCACTGTATTGAGTAACAACAGTATTAATAAAATATTGATTTGTATATATTTGACAAGATTCAGTTGCAGCAGCCACCAAATTATCAATTATTGTATCATCAGCAGTTGTATCAACTTTAAGAAAATCTTTCGCTTCTGCTGTTGTAAATATTGGAGTTGTTGCGGCTGTGTCTACTTTTAAACTTCTATACATTTTAAATTGTTTTAAAAAAAAAGAGCTGGCTAATTATAACCAGCCCTTTTTTAAAATTAATATTATACTTACGCTGTTAATGTAGTATATTTAACAAAAGATGCACCAGAAGCAACACCCCAGTCAAAATAGTTGTTCATTATTAAACGAACAGCACCTGTTCCAGCAGCAGAATAAGGGTCTACAATTACGTTTGAAGGCCCGAATTGTGCAAAATATACTCTACTGAAATCACCAAACATTCCATCTCCAGACGCACCAGCAGAAGAAGCAGGAGCAGAAGAGAAGTAGCCTGGATAACCAGCTAATCTATCATCAACATATAATGGATAAGTAGAAGAAACTTGAGCTTCTTTCTTGATAGCTGAATAAAGCTCCCAAGAGTTAACGAAAGAAAGATTTCCATCTAATCCATGATTGTTTGCAATAGTTTGAATAGCTTCTAACATATCAGAAGCAATTGAGCCAGTTCCAAAAGTTGCTTCAGTAAATGTTAAAGTTCCTGAAGTTCCAACTATACAGCCAGGAGCGTTTGTTACATTTGAAGAGCCAAACATAGCAGCGTCAATTTGAGTTGCCATATTTCTTCCCATATCATTCATAACAGAAGCCTCAGCAGCTGGCCCGTTTTGAGCTAAGATTACATTTGATAAATCTGCATATCCTGTAATTCTGTTTGGAGATAAAGTCACTTTTCCAAAGTCAGCGCCACCATCAGCAGAAGCCCCATTTTCAGTGTTCCATCCAACAGTTGAGCCTCCAGCGATTGGTAATACAGTATCGGCAGCGACCGTTCCTAAATTACTGATTCCCACTCTGTTATAAAGTCCAGAAGCTTGTAAAGCATCAACAAAAGCACCAACAGCAGTTGGAGCAATAGCAGATGTGCCTTGGTCAATTACAGCTCTTTCTTCTTTTAATATTGATGGTATACCAATACCTTGCAAAGATTTTCTCGCTTCTCTTTCAGACTCTTGATGCATTTCTGCTTCAAGTCCAGTAAGTTGACCTCCATTACTTAATTCTCTAACCGCTTTAAATAAGCTCCATCCTCTTTTCTCTTTTTCTACACTAACTTTTTGAACTGGTGTTCCAGCAAACTTAACATTATTTCTAATTTCAGTTTCAACTTTCTCAGCTCTTTCAATTTTTACAGATAACTTATCTGCATCTTTAAGAAGTGAATCCATGTTATCATTCTCTTCTGAAGTTAAATCTCTTTCTTCTGCAGTTGCAGTTTCTTTGATAACTTCAAGCTTTGAAATAATATCATTTCTCATTTCTTTCAATTCAATACTTGATTTCATTTTAAAAAATTTTTTATTATTATTATTTATTTTTTTCGCTTTATTAATTCAATTTTTAGTTTCGCTAGCGAACGCATTACTAAATCGTTTTCCTCTTCTTTTATTTCTTGTTTTTCTTTATACATAGCCAACCCTCTTTGAGCAACAACTAAATCAGAATCAGCCATTTTATAAGCAGGATATGTAACTGGAGAAACATCATATAATCTATCAATGGAAGTTATTGTTCTAATATCATTTCCATCTTCATCTGTGCTCCATTCATCCTCAGCAACAGTAAAGGCAAAACTTGATTGATTTATATTTCCATTTTTCATATTGATAGCCAAATCTTTTCCATAAGACAATCCTTCAGGAATTTCAAATTCATATTTCAATCCCTTTTCATCAATTGAAAGATTTAAAGTTCCAGCGCTTTGTCTTGCTAAAATTAGATTTTGGTCATGATTTATGAGGGCTCTTGTGTCTGATTTTGCAATTGTTTCTTCACTAATTGCAGTTGGTGATATATACTCATAAAATCCTCCCAAGTTTTCACTTCTGGAATTAAATATGCTTCCATAACCAGTAACGACTTCTTGGCCATCTTCTTTTGTTTCAAATCTGTTTTCAATGTTAAATAGTCTTTTTTCCATACTTATATTATTATATTTTTTATCCCAAATGTTTCTTATTTCCTCATCACATGAGCCGCATGACTCTTCGCATGTTTCGCATTTTTCTTGTTTATTTTCTTCTAAGTAATAATCTTCATTATCTTTTTCGGCT